TTTCTTTAGAACCTTTAGATAAAAGGTAAGCTACCCCTGCTAAAGCAATAAGAGTTCCAATACCAACTGCAACTTGTGGCCATTCAACACCTTCAAACTCTTTAAATGCTTTTGCAGCGACAAACATAGCTGCTGATAAAAGTAATATTGCAGCTGCACCCTTCAACATATTTCCAGCATTCATACCACCTACACCACTTCTACTCAGTTGATTTCCGCCAGGCTTGACATTCGGTTTTTTCGATGGTGATGTAGTTGATGTAGTTGGTGTAGTTGGTGATTTTCCACCACGACTAAAAAACTTCTTAATTTTACCAAGTAAACCACTCTGTTTCATATGCTCAGCTGAAATTTGTCTATTTAAAGTTAACCTAGCAATAAGATTCTTCAAAATATTACCTCCAAAGGTAAGTATTTGTCCTAAAAGTTTAATTGGGCCTACACGTAAAGTTCCAGCAAATAATAATGACCATGATACCCAAGCACCTAAAAGTCCAACAACCCACTTAGCCGATGGACCAATAAAATCTTCCAATAACGATGCTACATATCCAAATCCAGTAACTATAGCTCCAAGTATTGTGACAACTGCAATTAAAGGTGAAGCAATACCAACAATAAAAGGCCATAAATCAGTTACTACATCAACAATTGATGCCCATGCCTTCTTTACTTTTTTAACTAATTTCTCATACTCTTGAGCACTCAGTCCTAACAATTCAGCTCTCTTATTAAGTTTATCTTGATTTGCTATCATTTTAGCAAGTTCACTAGTACTCAACCCAAAAGCATCTGCTACAGCTTTCCTTTGAATTACATTATAACTATTCCATTCAGCTTCATTTCCAACCTGTCGTAATATTTCAGCTTGTAACCCCTCTATATTCCCCTCTAATGCTAAACGTCTTGCTAAATCAGTATTAATATTTTTTCCTGTTAACATTTGAGCTTCAAATTGTTTTTCAATAGAAGTTTCCCACTCTAATAAATCTTCTGCAGCTTTAGTTACTACACCTAAATTAACACCGAGTTGTCTCGCTGATATAGCTGCATCCATTAAATTTTTACCACCTGCTTGTGCAAAAGATGCGAATGTATCAGTATCCTCTGCTAAATCTGCCATAATATCAGCTGGAGCAACACCAGCTGCTTGTGCTAAAGCTCCAACGGATTCCATTTGACTCATAGCTGCATCAAAACTATGACTACCAACCGCTTTCATTTGTACAGCTAAAGCTGCTGCGTCTGCTGGAAGAACTCCAAGATTTGAACTTAACTTTGCCAAACTTCCAATATTTTCCTCGGTAGCCATTCCAACTGAACCCCATTCTTGTATTAATGCAATTGCTCCGTCTTTAACATCTTCAGCATCTACACCAAGTAAAGCATATTGCATACCAACCTTTTTTATTGCACCATGAAGTTTCATAGATTCTAAATAAGTAAGTCCAGTTTCCTTATGAATATCTTGCATTCCTTTAAGAAAATTAAATATTAATTTTGTTGCAAAACCTATTGCAACAACAATTCCTAAAACAGCTGGGCCCCAACCCATAATAGTATTCATAACTGATTTTGCTATTTTATTAAGTTTACCCATCACACCACCAACCATCTCACCAGCCGAACCCATAGCACCCATTTCTTCTGCTGCTTCTTTTGGAGTTTCAGTCACAAATGGTTTATCTGTTTTTGGATCAATAAGTTTCTTTTTTGGCTCCACAGCTTCCTTTGTCTTATCACCTTCACCAAATGCTGTTTTAAAACCTTCTGTAAATTCCTTAGAAAGTTCCTTACCTATATGACTAAAATCAAATACCTTACTTAATATCGTTCCAATAATAGGAATTCTAGATATAAAATCATCAACACTATCAAACAGATCTGTTATAGTACCAGCAACAGCCATTACTTGCTCATGTTGTCGTGACCACTCATCATTTATAGATTGCAACCCTTGTAAATAAGCTACTGTAGCGTGATCCTGTTCTCTACGAGCGAATGCAATTTCCTTTGATAAATCTACAGATCTAAATTCTTCTGTGGCTATATTTTCTCTATTATTTAAAATTTCCTCGGTTTTATCAACCATCGAAGTATACATTCTAACACCGAGTTTACCAGATCTAGTACTTTTTTCAGCATTTTCTTTTAATTTCGTACCAATAGATTCTAATCCAGCAGCTACAATATTATTATTTCTACCTGCATCTGAAAAATGATGGGCAAACTCTCCTGCTGTTTTGGTAAGTTCTCCGACAAGATCTAAAGTACCTTGAATTTCTACATTAAGTTTTTCAAACTCATCTACGAACTGTAAAGCCTCCTTTAAATCCATCCCACCTTGAACTAACTTTATAACCCGTTTACGAGTTTCCTCCAATTCTAAATCTAAATCTTCGTATTTTTCAAGAAGCTCGGTAAAAATTTTAAGATTTTCTTTATTTAATTTAACAGTATCAGCAGTTCCTTTATTTATATCTTTAATTAGCTTCTTTGCTTGATCATATTGATCCCTAGCTTCTTCAGCATCTTCTTTAGAGAATTGCATCTTAAAAATTAAAGTATTATCAATACCACCCCATTTTACTTTTGTATTCATAATATCTATATTTCCTTAATTGTATTCATATTGTTTGCGTTCTTTTTGATTAGAAATTACATTTATAATTCACTAAGAATATATTAAGATTTATATTCTAATAAGATTATCTAATTTATTTTTTTAAACCTATAAGAAATATTAAGGTCTCAGCTATTACATCTTTAAAAATGCATTAAAAAAATCATTTGCTTTTTTATACTCTGGATCTTCTTTTCTTTTCTTTTCTATATGGTTATAGATATCGTCTGCAACATTGTCTGCTTGTTTAAGAATTTTAACCATTTCTGGATCGTTTCTCAATTTTTGGGCAAGTTTTTTTCCTTTTTTTCGAGCAATTGCTTTAAAAATATTAAATATAAATTCATTTAACATTTTTTCTTCTCGTACAATGTATTTTACAGACATACCAATATTCTCCTTTTTAGAAAATCAAAATGGAATTATAACTGAGTAAATTAACTCAACAATAAATATCAGATATGCGAAAAATTACTATCTTGGAGTTGGTGGTTTATGAACTTTTCCACCAGATTTGCTTCTTGCTTTTTTGTATTGTTCTTCTTCTTGTTTATAGAATTCGGACGCCTTTTGAAGGTAATATCGGCGCAGATAGACAGGCATGTTATATACCTCTGTGAAATTAAATCCTCCTTTCCCGTGGAAGCACAGGGAGAAGATTTGGTCGTGGATTGCGGGTTTATCTTCGACCCGCAGGCCAAAAAAACTCAAGGTCTAATGGGATTGCCATTTCAGTTTCGTCGCCAGTAGTATCGCTGACAAAAGTGAAATTCATATCCACATCAGGGGTAATCTCGATGAGATGTTCTCTAAATGCAAGTGAATCACGAGAAAGTAACATAGTATCAACAAACTCATTAACTGTTGTTCTACTATTATCACCATTAACTGATACAAAACATTTTTTTAATCGAGTAGTTATTTCAGATGTAGTACCTAAACCTTTAGAAAACTTTTTTAAAGATTTTAATTCTACTTCAATTTCTTTTTCTTCTCTATGAGTTAATAATTTGAAAGTAATAGGAACTTTAGAAGCTGGTAAAGTATATTCAAACTCATTTTTACCACCTTTAAATAAAGAATAATCTACTTCTTTATCTCCTATTTTTGTTAAATCAAAAGTTTCTTCTTGTTTCTCATCACTTGATGGATCTGAAATTTGAACGGTATACTCTTTACCATATCCAAGTATTCTTGTTGCAATCATAATTGCATTTTTATCTCCAAGTAAAACATCGTTTAACTTTACTTTTGAATCTACAATAACAGCTTCTAATAGTCTATCCAAAACAATTCCTTTTTGAATAAGATTTCGAGATGTAAGTATATCTTCTTCTCTTGCTGTCATATATTTCAACTCAATTTTACCAGATGAAAGAGGATTTTCCTTTGGATAGAGTTTACCTTTAGATGGCAAACTAACTATCTCAGTTGGAAACTGAGCTTTCTGTTTTTCAGGCATATTTTATCTCCTTATATTTTTTATTGAATAGTATATTAATAACCTATACAATATAACCAATTATTTAAAACTACTGGAGATTTTAATATCCCCAGTTTAAATCATTATCTTACTGTGGAATTATGCTTTTCCAACAGCGTCACGAACTCCGTACAAACCAAATGCTGCGAGTAATGTCCAAACAACTTCAGGTACTGCTTCTACAACACCTGCTGCTTGTAATACTCCAACAACTCCAGCAACTACTGAAGTCCATATTGTCTTTGATTTCCACCAAGCTTTATCTGCTATGACTGCCATAATTAACTCCTTATATTATTTATTTTTATTAGAATTGTAGTATTGCGTAATCGTAACGAAGTGTTATTGCAATATCTACTGGATCAGTTCCTGAACCCCAATCTAAATCATTAAAGTTTGCTGACTGAATCCATGCTCCTTTAAGTGTCCATTCTTCAACTTTATCACCAACTGGACCTAACACATTAATTGTAATATCTTTTTTATAAAAATCTGAATATCCATCTCTACCTGTTACTGATTCGTGTGATAGCCTAACCCATTCCATAACTGCTTGTGCTCCACTCGGAACAACTGGGTCGTATAGAGTAACTTCTAAAGTTTCCCAAGTTCCTTTACCTTTTACAAATCTTTTTACATTAATATGATTAAGTTCAATTTCTTCAAATGTAATAGTTGGTCTACCCGTAGTTTTAATAAGATATGCAGGAATACCTTCAATGTACATGATGTACCGATTTTTCGTTTTCGGTTCAAACGGTGTGAACATAATTTCTGAAGGATCTAATAAGTCTGGCATCTGTATTCTCCAATTTAAATTTATTTCTAACTCTACATATAAATATCATAAAAACAAAAAATATTCATTTTAACTTTTTAGTATTTCTTCTAAGTTTTTTAGAAGTTTTTTATTTCTACTCATTAATAAATATATTGTAGCAATAAAAAACCTCTCATTTCTGAGAGGCTTTTTATTAATAAGATTTCCTTACGCGTACTTACGATGGGAAAGCTGCTCCTGTAGGTAAGACAACGAAATCAAGTACAATGAATTCTGCTGTACGAGTTGGTTGAATAAAAATTTGACCAACTAATTGATTTCTATCTATCACATCAGGTGTATTATTTGAATCATCCATCACAACTTTAAATGCTGACAATCCAGAATTTTGTTGTACCGACTCTAAGAACGGATTAACAATATTCAAGAAACGAGCTCTTGTTGCTGAATTATTTTGTTCAAACAATAAGTACCTTGAACTTGAAGCAATAAACTTCTTAAGTTTAATTAACAATCTACGAACATTTACACGATCAAGTGCTGATGGTCTTGCTTGGAGTGTTTTCTGTCCCCATACGACCACACCTTGGCCTGGAAATGAAGCTATAGGATTGATTCTTTCCTCATACAAACTATCTCTTTCTAAATGAGTAAGTCTTGTTTCAGCTTCTAGTACAGTAGTCAATCCACCACGATTCAAACCTGCTGGTGCGAACCATTCGTGTGCTACTTGGTCGGTATATGCAATTACACCTGGAAGTACCACTGAAGGTGGGACCCAAACTGGAAGTGAAGTAACTCTATCAACAATCTTTACCCAAGGGTAATAAGTAGCTGTATAGTTAGTATCCATAGTTTCTACTCTACTAATTGCAGTTGCTATAGAATCTCCCTTCTTCGAAGGATCTACTATGTAAAAACAATCACCACGATTTTCACAAACCGAAATAGCATCAAATGACACTTTACTATGTAAACCATGAATAATACCTGGAGTTATAATCATATTAACATCAAACTCATCTGGATTACTTATAGCTCCAAGTGCACGTTTATATGCTACTGAACCACTACTCTTAGCTCCACTACAATCAAATCCCATTACATTAGTAGTTGTGATATCTGCTCCAGTCAACTTAGATTCTGCTGGATTATCACCATCATATCCACCCTGAAATGGAACTGAGAATTGTCTCTGTGATGTATCAGAATTTTTAAGAGTAATAGCCGTATCTTCATCAGCTGCTTTACCGTCAGATCCTTTCATATCACCTAAACTGAAATCTGCATTACTTCCAGTATGGAATCCATTAGTTGGACCTAAATACAATCTATTATCAAGATCTTCAAGATCAACACCATAAAATATAGACGAATCATATGTGTCATTAGTATTAGATTGATTAGTTATAAAGGATGCAGTTGGAATTTTAGCTGCATGAGTTTCAGTTGAAGATAATGGTGTTTGTACAGCTTTATGTCCCCAAGGAACTGTTTCCTTTGGATAACTACCTTCATTAATTGGACCATAAGAATCTGGATCAATATAAATATGTTTAGATCTATTTGGCCAATCACCATGATGATATATTTTACCATTAATTGTACCACCACTACCATCACCAATAGTTGCATATCTATCACCAACAAGTCTT